TCAAAAAGACCCCGACGAATGGGCTAGGATTATCTATAAAGATTGTAAGGAGATGGGGATTAGACCAGAGTATAACTTCACTGACCCAGCAATGCACAACACTCAGACAGATGGTAGTCAATCTATCTCTGATCTAATGGAGGCAGAGTGGAAGAGGCTATATGGTGGCAACTGGATTAGATCGAAACGAGGAACTAATAACCGTGTGCAGGGAGTAGCAACAGTGCATAAGTGGCTAGGCAGCTCTCCAACTGGTGTTCCTTACTGCGTGTTTACTGAGAACTGTACCAATATGATTAGAACACTACCAATGCTTGTGTATGATCAAAACAAGATAGAAGATGTTGACACCACCCAAGAAGACCACGCATTTGACGCTCTTAAATATGGTTTATCACAGGTTAAATTCATAGGAGTTTCATCTGGTGCAGACGCAAGAGGAGGAGTTAAGAGATTAAGGCGGTATAATAGGAAGGGTGAGCAGATATCTATAAACCTAGATAAGTTCAAAGAAACACCTAAAACTAAAAAGGAGTACTTCACCTAATGCCATTAATGAAAGTGTATTCGAAAACAGAACATACCTATATAACTAAACATGTTAATATTGACCCACGACATGTAACTGTCTTTCTTGACAAACATGATGATGCTACAAGTATATTTTGTATTTACTGCTCGAAGAAACTAATGGATGCACAGTACAGAATTGCACAGATTAGCCCTGGTATGCCTCCTGAAGAGATTAACTACTTAAAGGTGAAATGTGCCAACCCATCATGCAAAACTTTCTTCTGGTTTATTGGAGTAGCTTAATAATGGTATAATGACAAAAGGTAAATGAACGCCACGCTTAGACGTGGTTTTTTTATTATGATTGACACAACACAAACACCAAAAGAACAGATTATCGAAGAGAGAGACCCGTTGCAACTTAATGTGCCAGATTATATCTTGGCAGATGTTATTGATTCAAGGATTCAAGCAGCTGATGACTTCTGGGAAAGCTCTATTGATCAAGGTGGAATGAATCTTTCTGAAAGAAGAGAGAGACTTGGTGATTACCTACTTGGTAAACAAATAGACAAGGCAGACCTTCACCCTTCACAGCGACCTTACATGGAGAATATCCTATGGGAAGCTTATGTTCGTAACAGATCTATCCTTATGTCTAGAATGCCAGACCTTAACATAACTAGAGGAAAAGCTGGTAGTGAAGAAAATGCTAAGTTAATCACACAACTCATTGACACAGATGTTAAAAAAGAAGAGTTTGCAGAAGCTATTGGAATGGCTGCACTACATAGACCATTTAAGTTTTACGGTGTGCTCAAGGCTGTGTGGAGTAAAGAGAAGAACGATTACGAATTTAGATCAATTAACCCTGAAAACATCATCTTAGATAACTCAGTAACAGACCAGACTAAAGCCAGGTTTATAGGTGAGAAGGTAGTCATGACTGTTGAAGACATGATTATGCGATTCCCTAAAAAGAAAGACGACATCCTTGAATACTTGGGTGCTACTGCTGGATGGCAAGAAGGCGATGATAAAAGACGATCAAAGCTAGCCACTACTGTTAGTGTTACCGAAGTATGGTTTAAAGAATATCTACCAGTAACCGACGAAACAACAGGACTCAAGAAGTTTGAAACAATCGTTGGTGTAGTGTGGAAATACAAAGACTTAATCCTACACAAAATGAAACACCCTTACTGGGACTGGAAAGGTAAGAACGAATACTTCACCCTAGAAGAAGGGGAAAAGAAAACACTCTCAGAAGACGATATTAAGGCTATCTTATTTGGTGATGAGAATAGAGAAGACGTATACACTGATACAACGTTTTTCAACTACTTAGATCGTCCAGAGTTCCCTTACTACATCATGACTCTTAACAAGGGCGGAGAACATCAGATCGATGTTTCTTCTAGCTATGAGCAGATCCTACACTTCCAAGATGATATCAACAGAACTGGTATACAGATTAATGAGATGAACTCACGATCAGTTGGTAAAGAGGTATACAGTGTTGATGCTTTTGAAAATGAAGAAGACATTGAGAACATCGACCCAAGAGATGTTAGCCAGATAATCAAGGTTAGAGGTGAAGACATCCGCAAAGTACATGCACACATAGATTTCCCAGCAGCACCTTCTCAGTTATACAACTCTAAGAGTGAAGCTAGATCAATAGGTTTTGAAATGCTTGCACTTAATGACACTACAAGAGGTGTTAGAAGCGGCGGAGATGAAACACTTGGTGGTAAACAAATGATGCGAGAACAAGACTTTGGTGTACTAGACTACGAAGTTAGTAGAACCATTAACCCAGCTGCACAGTGGATGGGTAGATGGATCATGCAGTTTATTAAACGATACTACACTACTCCTAAGTATAAGAAGTTACTTGGGGAAGATGGTGTTAAATTAGAACAAGCAATATCACAGGATTTAGTTGATGATGGTATGGAAATCGAAGTGTCAGCATCTAGTGTTGATAAGATGAATCGTAAACGACAAGCTGTTACTAATGCAGAAGCAGGATACTCTGACCCACTTACTTACTTTAAAGACACAGAACAACCAGACCCAGAAGAGCGAGCTAAGAAGGTTATGCTCTTTAAGACATCTCCAGAGCTCTATATGAAGACATATCTACCAGAGCAAAACAATGCACAGCAGATGTCAGACCAACTACAAGGTATGCCACCAGCACAGCAAATGGATGCAGTAGGAGCAGCGCAGCCTCCACAACCTCCAATGCCACCACAGGGTGCACCGCAAGCTCCAGTTCAATCACCTCAATAGCCTTGTGATATAATCACAGCTATGAATGATCAAAACACTTTCCCCGAACAAAGTAGTAACGATTTATCTCCTAAACTCCAAGAGTTAGAACAGCAAAACAGAGATCTCCAATCAAAGTTGGAATCTTTAGGTAGTGCTTTAACTGGTGGAGACAAAGACGCTTGGGGATTCTCAGCTAAAGATTATAGAGGCAATCCAGCTCCAAAGTCTTGGGATGAAGGTGCAGCAACTATTGCACGCAGAGCTAAAGAAGAAGCTAAAGAAGAAATACTCTCAGCATTAGATAAAAAAGAAAAAGCAAAAGAAGAAGCACAGAAACGAGCATGGGCAGCATCAGAGAAACGTAATGAAGAGATGTTCGCATCTTGGGACAAAGACGTAGATGCACTATGGACAGAAGGTGACTTACCAGCAGCTAAACCAGAAGAGCTAGATAAATGGCGCAAAGGTCAGTACTCTGATGAAGAAGCACTTAAGATCCCAGCATTCAAAGCAAGACGAGATTTAATGAATGCAGCACTTACTCATAAAAGAAATACAGGAGAAGCAGTCAACCTCTATAGGTTTGCTAAAACTCAATATAAAAAACAAGCAGGTATGGATGCTCCGGTGTTTGATGGCTCTAGTAGCTATGCGCCAGTCGAGGAAGAAACAGACTATGAGACTATTCACAACGTGGCTAAGCAGTACGTTGGATAATCTGATATAATACTAGTTAGGTAAATGAACGCCACCCGTTAAGGGGGCGTTTTTTTTGTATCAATTAATAAGAAAAAGGAAACATTACCATGGCAGATGGACAACCATATGGCAACAGAGTACGTAACTTTTCACACTCAGCTGTTTACAGCGTAGTATTGGATGCTATTTTAAGCACTCCTTCATACTGGTCACGTTTAAACGGAATGGGCGAGAAATTTAACTACCCTACCAAAAAATATACCACTAAGGTGGCACGTACAAATCAAGGTCAAACATTTAGAGGTTTAGAAAAACTTAACTCTAGTGCTTCAGACACCACTATTCAATTAGAATACAACCACACTGGATACACACATCCAACGGTTAAAATTCTCTTAGAACAAATGGCTGTTGAAGGCATGGGTGAAGATATTAACCTCTCTGACTTTATCAACGCAGAAGCTATTGCTGAAATCAATGAAGATCTCGGTGGATTAGTTTACGGTGCTGGTATCGGAGACAACTTCAATGGTTTAGAGAAAATCGTTGACGATGGTACTACTTCAGACTTAATCGGTGGACAATCACGTTCTACTTATAGTCAACTTAATTCTACTGTTACTGCTTCAGGTGGAACACTTAGTTTATCTAAACTAGCTGCTCTTTACTCTGCAGTTGCAAGTGGAACTAAAAAACCTAGTATCATGGTTACTACTGAAGAAATCTTTAACTTAGTTGAAGAACTCATTCAGCCTCAAACACGAGGGTCTTATGATGCTCATGGTTACTTACCTATTAGAGGTAAAGCTGTAAAAGCTCGAACTAGCGACACTTTCGGTGAAGCAGGTTTCACAACTCTCGTTTACAGAGGTGTACCTATCATCGCTGATGAATTCGCTACAGCAGGTACTTTGTACATGCTTAATGAGAATTACATCAACTGGGCAGGTCGAACCGCAGTTCCTAAAGATTTCAGAGGAGACCTCAAAGCTGTAAGTCTTGGTAAAACAAGTTCTTTAGACTTGAACTACAAACCTTCTGACTTCCACGGATGGTTCCACCAAAAAGAACAAATGATGCCTGACCAAGCTGGTCGCATCGGTCGGTTCTACGTAATCGGTAATGTTTGCACAAGCAACCCTCGCCGACACGGAAAACTCACTGGAATCACAGGAGTTTAATAGTAATTAATAAAATATAGGGGGGCGGAGAGTACTTCGTCTCCCCCTATCTGAGAGTACTCAAGATAGGGAAAGGAAATTATGAACTTAAGTCACTCAGACATTAACACTGTCAATGACAACCAAGAGACCGCACTCGGTCAAATGGGATTTTACAACGGAAGAATCTTTCGTTATGTAAAAGCTGGCGCAGTAGCATTAGATCGAGCTAAGCTCGTTGTAGCTCCTACTGTAGTAGCAAATCACTTGAACATGTCTTTCGCAGCAGCTCCTGCTATCGGCGACAAACAAGTTACAGTAACTCTCGGCGCAACTGCTGCAACTGCAGATCAGTACGCTGGTGGTGAACTAATTGTTCAAGATGGAACTGGCGAAGGTCGTTCTTACCCAGTAGAAGGTAACTTAGCAGCTGATTCAGCTGGTACATGTACTGTCTACTTGAAGGAAAGAATTGACACAGTTGGCGCATTATCTGAAACTAATGTTGACTTGATCGCATCACCTTACAACGGTGTTGTTATCTCAGCAACAGACCAAGCTGATATGGCTATCGGTGTTCCTGCAGTAGCAGTAGCAGCAAGCAAATAC